GGTGTCGGCCTCTGGCCTGCCGGCCATCTCCCCCACTTGGGGGGAGATCGGCAGCTTCGCTCTGGCCGCCCATCCTGCAACATTGGTGATTGCCAGAAGCAGGCAAGGCAGCCAATCTCCCCCCTTGTGGGGGAGATGTCCGGCAGGACAGAGGGGGGCGCTGTCCCGCCGGCGTATCAAGTCGCACCTGCGAGCCCTGACTCGATCACAATATGTTGGCAGACATTGTCGATGTCGCGAATGACGTCGTCATTCCAGAAGCGCAGGATGGCCAGAAGCGCAGGATGGTCCAGCCATCTTGTTCAAGACGCTTTGTCCTTGCCTCATCGCCTGTATTGGCGTCGGCATGCTGCGAACCATCGACTTCGACGACGAGCTTCTTGTCCGGGCAAGCGAAGTCGACAATGTAACCGGCAATCGGAAATTGTCGGCGGAAGCCAAGCCCCATCAGCCGATGCACGCGAAGCTCGTTCCAAAGCTTCAGCTCAGCACCGGTCATCGCCTTGCGCATCGACTTGGCATTTGCGCGATTTCGCGGAGGCAGTGGCGTGTGAGGCATCGGTCAATGCTCGGTCGCTATTGAGGTTGGCGCTCTACGGCGCCCCCTCTGTCCTGCCGGACATCTCCCCCACTTGGGGGGAGATTGCCGCGGTAGTAG